GGAAATATTCTGGCAAGAAATGATAAGATTAAACGTGGTGAGATTGATCAGGACATGATCGACGACCTGATCAAGGACCGCGCGGGGCAGATAGTAAGAGACACTGTTCCAAACTATAACAAAGGTGCGTCGGACCTAATTAAATTTGGTCGCAAGATGCCTGTTGGTAACTTCATCACCTTTCCTGCGGAGATGATGCGTACTGGGTTCAACATTGTAAAGCAGGGCCTTGACGATATGGCCTCGGACATCGATGGCGTCCGCATCCGTGGTATTAAACGGTTGTCAGGTTTTGCCGCGACTACAATCGTTGCCCCTTTTGCAGCCGCACAGGTGGGATACGCTGTATCGGGTGTGAGCAAGGAAGAAATGGATGCATATCAAAGATCGTTTGCTGCACCGTGGGAGAAGGGTGCTGTTCTAATTCCAACTGGAAGAACAGAAGACGGCAAGATTACATACATTAACTACAGCACCTCTAACCCTTACGACGTTCTTTCTAGGTTTGCTACTCGCGCTATGAATGAGGCGGACACCGCTATCAAAGAAAACAAGGACCCAGGAGATGCACTTGGCACGATCGCTACAGAAACAGTTAAGGAATTGTTTCAACCATTTTTGTCGGAAGCAATGCTTACTGAAGCTATAGTAGACATATCGCTCCGAGGGGGCAAGACAGTTACTGGTGCAGAAGTGTATAATCAAGAAGACGCTTTCGGCACTAAGGTCGCTAAAAGAATAATGCACGTTGTAGACACCGCAATCCCTGGATTTGTCCCTGCTAATATTTCCGGAGGAGTTCCAGAACCAAGCCGGTTCTTGCGCGGAACCTTGGGAACAGAAGAAGGGTTTATAAGCTACAAAGATAAGATGGGGCGTGAGCGCACGTTTGTTGGAGAGATGGTTCGGGCCATGTCAGGCGTCACACCGTTAGAGTTTGACCCTAAGAAGGGCCTAGAGTACGGCGGTTTCCGTATGCAGCGATCACAGACTGATGCTAAAAAAATGTTTAACAGGGTTGTCGATGATGAGAACGGGGACGCAAGAACTTTGTACAATGGTTTTGTTGCGGCCAACGAGGCTAAGTTCCGTGTCGATAAAGAATATTATCAGATGGTAGAAGACCTTAGAACTATGGGGATGAAAGATTCAGAAATACGCAGGGTCTTTAAGAGAGAGGGCATTGGCGGCGTCAAAGGTATTATGCGCGGTGAGTTTGAACCGTTTAAGATGTCAGATAAAAACAGGAAAGACATGCAGAAGGCTGGCATCTATGAGTTCTATCCTCGGGAACGAATCAACCAGCTTCGTCAAGATATGAGAAGACTGCCGTTGGCTCCGGATGATGATCCAAGTAAGGTCAAACCAATGTCGGCGCCTAGTACATCTACTCCAGCGGTTAACCCATTCATGTCTTTACCAGATGCTCAAACATCTGTTACCCCAGCGGCTAGACCGAATCTTGGGCCATCGACAACAGCGGTCAACCCGTTCATGACGCTCCCATCCCTAGCCGGAGGTGATCCTAATACGCAGGAGATTGCACGAAGATTGAACCTTGGTTAGAAGTCATAGACCTTAACTCTAAGACCGCCGCCACCAAACAACTGGACGAGGTCATTGGCCTCGGCCTCTACTTCCTCTAGGATATCATCGTCATCTATCATGCTTGCCAAGCGCAGGGATATGTTGACCATGTTCATCAGGGCCTCGACCTGCATGGGGTGCATTTGCTTTAAACCCAGGCTTTTAAATTTATCTATCTTCATTCGATCTCTCCCCAATTATCTTTGAGTTCTTGGTCTATCTTAGAAGGGACCTTTAGAGGCACACCAGTCTCCATAATTTCTTTGATCTGTGCTGCCTGTTCGTCACTTTCTACGTTGAAGCATAGCTCATCATGGACCGTGAGCATAGGAGTAAGTCCGGCGTTATAACAATCGAGCATCGCTTTCTTTGTTTGGTCGGCCGCTGAACCTTGGATCAAACGGTTAAGTGCCTTGTATGTAAAGGCCCGACGCAACTGTCCCATGCCCCCGTACACTTCCTCTGCTTCCTCTATGGGCAGGGGTTTGTTGTATCCGAACGTTGATGGCTCCCACATATCAAAGCGACACAGACGGCCTAGGAGCGTCCGTATCTGCCCGTTCTTGCCGGCTCTCTTGCTTGCGATGTCGGCCAACTGTTTAACAAACGGGACCTTGGACCGGTGATCTGCAATGATTGTCTTGGCTTCATCCGTTGTGATCGCCATCTGGTTCGCTAGTTTAGCTACGCCCATGCCGTACATGATACCTAGGTTCACGGTCTTTGCTTGCTTGCGGGTGATGCCGGCTAAGTCTGCCACGATCTGGTGGAGGTCCACGTCTCCGGTGTTGAACTCTTCAACGATGGTCTGGAGTACAGGGTCCTGCATGTTGGGTGGCATCGATGCCGCAAAGTGTACCAGTAACCTCGGCTCTTGGCTTGAGTAGTCGAATGATCCCCACTTGGTTCCCTCTTCTGGTATGAACAACCCGCGGATAAGCTTCTTGATCTCCTTGTCCCGCGCCGGAATTTGCTGGAGGTTGGGGTTGGATGACGAAAATCTACCGGTGACAGTACCGCCCTCATCCCTGCGGGTGGAGTGCAGTTCAGTGTGGATCCTGCCGTTGTGTTCATGCTTCAAGATGCTGTCAATGAATGTGCTGTCTGCCTTGTCAAACTCACGCAGTTTAACCAACGACTGACAGGCTTCATGTGGGTGGGAGTTGAGGTACGCCTTGGTGAATGACGCTGCACCAGCCTCGGTCCTTGGATACTCTAACCCCAGCTTGTCAAACATCTTAGCTACTGAGGCACTGGCCCATATGTCTACGTCTACGCCGGCGCTCTTCTTAATATCTTGGCGCAACTCCGACGACCGCTTCTGGATCAGCTTCTTGTTACGGTCAGCCTTCTCTAGGTCTACTCGCACACCGTTGGTTCTCATGTCCAACAGGCAAGGTATCAAGCCTGTCTCTAGTTCCCAGATAGCCCAGAGGTCCTGCTTCTCTAGCTGGATCTTCAACGCTTCCCATAGTTTCAACGTGGCTACAGCATCCTGTTCAGCATAGGCGCCCACATACTTCGGGGGTAACTGCCACATCTCTGCCTTGGGATCGATGCCCCACTCTTGAGCCGCAGCCTTCAGAAGCTTCTCGTCCTTGCGTATACCCACATAGTCCCGTGCCATAGCATCAAGGCCAAAGGACCAGCGGTTCTCGTTAACCAACGCGCCAGTAATCATAGTATCAATGATGCGACCCTGCACCTCAACGCCCTCGGCCCTCATCCAGCCAGCATCATAGGTTGCATTGTGCATGATCTTATCAATACTAGGCGTAGACATCTGTGCCTTGAGCCAACGCATAGTCATAGTTGGATCTAGGTTGTGCCCGTTCGCATGGCGCAAGGGGAAGTAACCTTTGAAGTCACCGGCGGCTACCGCAATACCAATGATGTGCCCGTCTTTCCTAGCCCAACCTGGGCCCTGTGTTTTGATGTTGGGGTCCTTGGTCTCAAGGTCTACGGCAATCTGGCTATAGCCTGACAGGTCAGGGAACTCGGTAGGTATGTTCCAGTCAGTATCAATCAACTCCATCTCTGATCGGATCTGGTAGTCCTTGTCCGCATTGCCGGTGAATAGTTTGCCTTGGGTCATTATTTAACCACCTCTTTAAGATCTTCAAGAAACTCAGACATCTGTACTGCTGACCTATCTTCTTCGGAGAACTCTCCACCCAAACTTGAGTAGCCACATTTATCTACCCATGAATCGTCATGGTCCATCGTCGTTAACAACCGTGCAGTCTTTACCCAGTCCATCATCAACACAACATGTTGCTCTGTTATTTCAAAGTGTGTTTTGTAAGCACTCCTTGCTATGATGTTCCAACCTTCGGCAATGCGCGTATGGTTATCGAATGCATCTCCATAGTCCTTGGCCCTCTGTCCGTTGACCAACTCGTTTGCCTTGTCCAAGATTTCATTGCGTTTCATTGTCTTGTTTCCTTTTTGTTGGGGCGTCTCTTCGGACGTAGGCTGGTCTTCATTGGTTCTGGATGGGAGTATGAATAGAAAACATGTTGATCTACCCGTACTATTCTATACAATTTGCTCCGCCATATCGGGCGCACGTTTACAGTATGGTAGTGATCGGCATCGCTGTACGGTAGGATGCTAGGGTTCTTTAGTATCTCCTCCGCTAAGTTCTTGGATTTGTCCCACGCCTCTTGGTCCTTGGGTGTAGGTACTTTACCTTTCCTAACAAAAGAAAACTGTCGATCTTGCATGACCACATCACACAGTGTCGAGGGCCATCGTTTCGATTCCACCCTGTTCACTATAACTTTGGCAACCATGAGTTGGGCTTGTAGAGATTCACCTCTTGCCTCATGGTATAGAGCTAGTGCTAAACACATTCCTGATATCATAATTCGTACCTATACCTTTTGTCTGTATCCAATATGTGTAGTTCTTTCTTGGCCCTTGTTACCCCTACATAGAACGCTCGATGCTCATCGTCTGGGTACTTAGATTCCATGCATGCCTTGGTTGACGCCAAGAACACTAGGCAGTTGTCATCCTCCCCGCCCTTCATAGCATGGAAGGTGGACAGCTTGATCCTAGGCGGCTGGGTGATGGACTCACCGCGGCGCTCGATCGCTTGCACATACATCTTATCGTCGTTTCCTAGACGCACAACATCCATGGCATCACGGGTTCTCTCACACTCCAGGCCATAGTCTTTGTACAACGCATCGATGTTCAACTCACCAGTAGGATCCGCAGCATCTAGCAGGTTGCCGGCGCCGCGCTTAACCACCTTGAAGTCTCCCTGCTTGGGCACAACTTCGTACATCTTTTTGATGCGATCGACAGCCACCATGTCTCCAGCTTGTAACTCTCTCCAAGTTTGAATAGCCCGACCAACCTCAGTCTTAATCGATGGGTGCCCCTTCATAGAGTAAAGATACCCAGCTTCTCTAATGGTGTCAGCAAACTCTTTAACAAAACTGTTGGTCCGCGCCATGATAGTCCAAGATCCTTGGTGAATCGGTACACTGTCCAAGGTCAGGTGGTAATCGACAACGCCATCCTCCTCGGTGGGGTAGAACTCTTTCTCAAACCGTGTCTGGATGCGCTTAACTATTTGCTGGGACAGGTCGAACACACGTTTGGGTAGGCGGTATGACTGAGATAGTATCTCTACATTGTCAGTCACACTCATAAACTTTTTAACATCGACACCTGTCCACCGGTGGATAGCTTGGTCATCATCACCCGCATAGACAACACGATCGGCATTGGATCTCATGTGGCTAACCATCTCCCACTGAAGGGGTGTAAGGTCTTGAGCCTCGTCGATGAACAGTAACTGCAAACGTGGAGGAGAATGCATTAGGTATTGCTCGATCATATCAGGGAAATCCACCTTCAAGTTCTCAGCCTTATAAGACATCACCGCATCATGGATCTGTTTCATCTTACTGAAGTGCATGTTGTAGTCTTCAGCTTCGTTAAACTCTTCCGACAAAGAACACATACGATACCGTGACCGGTCTATCATCTGGATGTACTTGCTGCCGTCACCGCCCACTGATGCTATCAGGATGCCATCGTCCGGAGATTTAGAATCAACTCCCTTAAAGGATATGCC